CCCTCTATAAGGAAGCTCACGTTTCTCCCTATCTACGGCTCTTTCAACTCTTTTCAAAGCTCGCAAGTATCTACGAATATCACTTTGGTTGAATTTTATTTCAAGATTAATCAACGTATAACCATCCACCAATGAGTTTTTCAAATTTATACTTCTCGTGATTAAAAGGAAGAGGTTGGTCACTCACGTCAGGATTTAGCTTCAAACTACTGCTAAAAAGTCTTGGCTGATAAACAACTTTACCATCCCCTCTTGCCACAAAAATGGTAAACATATCGATCTCACGAGAATACAACAAAACTGATCTAATGTCCATAACGAGTCGTGGATCAAACCACTCATTGTCATACGCAACCGCATAATACAATGATTGTTTTGGAGTCTTATTTATCTGTCGCCAGCTCTGTGCTACATAATGCTGATGAACTATTGACAAGGAACTTTCCACGGTACGTTTAGCTTTTTCTTCATTCAGTATTCCCGATCTGGGGACAATGAATAAATCCATTAACATAGCTACACCGTAGTTGAGGTTGTAGACGTTGATGTAGAAGTTGTGGTTGTGGTTGAGGTTGTGGTAGTTGATGGTGCAGGTCGTGAATCTTCACCAACCTCAAACACATCGACGCCTTCATAACGTCTTGGTTTAATCGTTTCAACACGATAATATTGTGTAGAGGTTAGTCGAATACGGTCGAGAGTTTGCACTTTGAGCGATTCTGGAAGGTAAAGTTCGTGTACTTCGAGTCCCAAGTACCCTAACTCCTCGTCAGTTGCGAGATCGTGACCATAAAGTGGGGTCGTCAAAAGTCCATATATTCGACCCTTTATCATTTGCCACGATGTTAATTTCTGATAGTTTGAATCCCAATCATCTGACTCATACGGTCTAAGAATATCAAGCACAACGTTACACTTATAAAGAACCACATCATACTTGATTACTGAATCCTCAAACATCATTGGGGTTATGTTCATTACAATAAAAATATCACCCGTAGTAACAAACTGAACATAATCACCACCGACAGCTTCCGTATTATATGGAAACCATGCTTCGAGGAAGAACTCACGAATGAAAGGTTTAGTTACCTGACTATTCGCTTTAAAATATGTTTTCTCCCCAGTTACATTTCCGCTGTCACGAAGTATTGTATAGGAAGTACCTACCTCATCCAATACTTCTTCAATGTCAGGACCAATAGTCATTAGTCACTCGCTTTGGGATCAAACTCAACCAGTTGATCGTCGTCGTATGTGATATCCGTACCATATTCAGCATAAGCAAAGCCAGCATCCACTTTCGTACCGAACATCTTATACGAATCGACTCCAGCAAACAGATCAGGACGTTCTTCTTGAAACTTCTCAAACTGCTTGTCCTCCATCTCTATCAGTTTGCTATAATGATCGAACCTGTGTTGCAGGTTGATTTGCTCGAACTTAAATTTATGTGCGCTCTCGGTTAGAAGATAGAAAAATAAATGACGTTTGGCTCGTTTCTTGACCCAGTATTCAAGCAAGCTACCAGAAACAGGGTAAGAACTGTCGAACTCATTTATGGAATCAACAGCGGCGTTCTCGTAGTCTTCTGGAGTTAAATACTGATGAAGACCCTTGACTTCCTTCTCCAGCTTCAAAAGTAGCTCCTGTTTTGTCATTATTTTCTCCTAACAAGTTTCGACTTTCTCTTTTTTGGTAAATCAGCAGCCTCTACTGCCGCTTTTTCTTTTTGCAGAGCTTCCTCTAACGAAGCTCTATTTGAGACGGACGTTACAACATCATTCGTTGTCGAAGTCTTTTCAGGATTATCTGTTTTAGGTGGTACAATCTTTTCCTCAGATTGTTGTGTTACCTCCACCGTTCCCGTGCCTCTTGCGACCTCAAGCAGAAGCTCGGCTGGGATAGAGGGGTACTCTCTGTTGGGAAAGTATGATCCCTCTATCCAAACCGTCTTGCCAAACTTGAGGGTCTTTAACAGCTTGACTTGTTCGACTTTCATCGATTACACCTCCCTTATTAGGTGGAAGTTGTGGTTGAGGTTGAACTTGTAGTAGTGGTCGTGCTTGTCGCAGACTCACCGGCTCGTGCAGTAACATCAATAGTGTAAATCGCATCCGTATGATAAAGCACAGGTAAGCCTTTGTCTTGCACTCTGATCCACGTACCTTCGGGGTCCCACTCGTCTTTCTTATCGGTGTAGAGTCCCCAATGACGTCCCAGTCCGAAGGGGGCTTGAATGTACCGACTGATCGGTGTTCCCTCTACGGAAGATGCCATCATTACAAATTTGTCGCCAGGCACATAATAACGTTGCATGGTGACGTAGTCTTCCCCGGCTACATAGCTGTTAGTAAACGGGTATTCAATCTGGACTTGGTTAGTGAACTTGTTGACGGACAGAATGTAGCGTTGCTCGTATGTATCCGCGCTACTACGATCCCAAATCGTCAGCTTTTCGTATGCGTCAAAATCGGACGCATCGTTCACTTGAATCCATGTGGTAGACCCGCCGGTGACAGCACCGGTGATTTCGGCTTTGACCTCGTACATCTCGTCGTAAATGATAAGATTTTTGATGTCGAGGAGAGTACCAATTACCTTGGCATTGACAAGCGCCAAAGCGTCGATACCCGGACCAGCCATGAGCGAACCATCATGGAAAGCGTTTGCTTGCAAAAGCGAGCGGATAGACGAGTCTTTACCAATCATATCGAGGACTTGGCTATTGCAGATCGCAATATCAACAACCCCACCGTTTGCTTCGGCAATCTTTCGCTTGCCATCTTTGATGTCTCCCATAATGTCTTTGCTACCACCAGTATCCCAGTAGTAAGACGAGCCAAGGGTGACACGATGATCGGACGGGATACCGTAGTCAATGTTGACCATGTAACCGCCCTTTACCATGTAACTGAAACCGTTGTTGATGAACATGTTGGAGAACATCCACTCTTTTCTCCTGTTAGCTCGATTAACGATGTCAGCTAAGTTATCCGCAAGCGTATCTGCGGCAGCTTGATACGCTGAATCTGTACCCGGTTTGCGAAGATTGTTCAAAAACTCCTCGTCAAAGTACCGCTTTTCTTTCCAATATGCGGCAGTCGCTTGGTGCTGTGCGATACCGTGCGGTGCAGATACGGGTGCAGGCGCTCCCGGGGGAACGAACGGAACCATACCTCTTCCACCTCTCTGTGATTCCCACTTAATCGTGTCCGACTCAGCGTTTCGAGTTCCGGGGAAGAGATTCGTAAACATCAGATTGGGTGCCGCTTTGAACCTCGTAATGAAGTCCTGTAGTACTTCCAACCTGAGAATAGGTATTTCAGAAGCTCCACGTGGCATAAGTATTCACCTCCTTCCGTAGAGTATTTTAACGAATATACATATACTGACCAAAAGAAGCGGCGCTCAAATCAGTCTTAGCGGCCGCATCAACGTTCGTCAGCAGTCCTTCGTATAGGACGCAGTTACCAAGAATCAGGGTAGCTCCCGCTCCCTTTGCATTAATTCCAGTACCGCAATCCACAGATTTTTCAAGAATACCAACACAATCAGAAAAATTATTGGTATTGTCTCCAGCCTCTACTGCGATGTATGCTTTCCTTGCCACAGTAAATGAAGTTCCACCGGTTGCTGTCGTGACTGTGATAGCCGCACGACTTAGATCAGTTGTTCGATCAATAGCGGTGATTGCTCCAAGATTCTCGGCAGCCGTTGTGTCGTCGTTGATAATAACATCGTCTCCAACATTGAATTTGTAGCTATCATCCTGCGAGACGTACAGAATAGAAGCCGTTGTGCCAGAATCTGCAACAAGGTAAGCCCTACCCGGATGCTTTTCAGCTCCCGTAAAACTGGTAGGGTTGTAAGGTACGAGTTTGTCACGACCACCGGCAACGCCAGCAGACTTGTTCAAAGCGAGTGCAGTTCCGAGTTTTAGAACCCCGTAACCAGCTTGAAGTGTGACAGGTACTTTCAAAGAAGCCATCGGTTCAGAATAGTACAATGCCCGATAGTCGTCTTGAGCTCCTCGTATGATTGAAGGAATATCAGTCGGCATATTTATTCACCTCCTTCCGTAAAGGTATTTTTTAAGCCGTTGCTTGTTGACCCGCCCGGGAAAGCAGATCGTTAGACATCTTTGAATTTTCTTCCGAATTTGCGGGAGTTCCTTCTTCATCTGCTCTGCGCTCTACTGAGCCCATACCCGAAACAGACTGATTGGACAGTTTACCTTCCCAATCTTTAATCTCCTCGTCAATCGCGGCAGAAAACGCCTCAACATCAAGAACGTCGTCCTTAACGAACTTTTTGAAGGAAACCATTCTTTTGACTTTCTCGTGAAGATGATCGTCAATGTCAGAATCAGCCAATTTGTCATTCCAGATTTTATCGGCTTGGTTCTCCCTCTCACGTTCTTCACGGAGAGCGTCTTTCTTTTCCAGATCAGCGAGACGCTTTTCATTATCAGCGTTCTTCTGCTCCAGAGCAGTTTTCTCTGCCGTGAATTGCTCCCGTTCTTTATCAAATTCCTTGTTCAAAGTGGCTTTCACCTCCTCGGACAGTTGAGCGACAAGATCAGGATATTTTTCTCTCAATTCTTCCAGATTCATAATTTCACCTCCTTCCGTATTATATTCGTCCTCTGCTTCTGCGAATTGAGTTTCCTCAAGCGCATTTTCTTTATATTCGACATCTTCGGTGGTCTCTCTCGAAAACGCAGAGGACTTCGTTGACGAATCCCACCCGAAAACGCAAACAGACGCCTCTTTGAAGTCACATTTTCTCCAGACAGTACCCGGACCCCGTAATGTAAATCCGTTTACTTCTGCTGTCTCGTCCTTCATCAGGCGCTGAATTTCAGTAGGTTTAGCATAAATGCTCGCTTGATACGGAAAACCGTCTGACGACAACTTGACGAACTCGTTGGCATACTCTGTATCGACAAGTACCGTCTTCTCAGGAATCAATTCGAGCTTACCTTGTGAGGTATCAGGTTTACCATTATGAAAACCAATCTTGCGGGCAGTGTCGTGATTTTCAAGTATCGGGAACTTCCCCGCAGAGAATTTGATACCGTCAAGATCAATGGCTAAATCTCCCCAGTACCAATGTCCCTTGATAACTTTCCCATTGTAAGCTGTCATTTGCATTTTAGGTGGATTATCACCATCTTTAATAGCAAGAGCGTGAAAACCCTCCTCTACAAATCTTAATGCTCCCTTGGGGACTTTTTCAGTCTTTTTTTCAAGTGCCATTGTTCTCTCCTCAAATTTAGAGTTTGCGATTTTTATTGCTTTCCCTTCGCAGTTCTTGCCACCTTTTGATTGACAGTCCTTAAGAATACCGTTAGCAATACTGACCCATTTTTTCTTCTGTGCAGGAGTTAGACCTTTCTTAAAACCGTCAACATCTTTGACAGTCCACGGCATGACTTACTCCTTTGGTAATGGAGTTGAACGCTTCACGAGCTTTTTCCCTGCTGGTTTCTTCTCTGCTGGTTTCTTCTCTGCTGGTTTCTTCTTACCGGGCTCACCTTCAACTGTTTCTTGGACACTCTCAGCGTCCACACCGGCTGAATAAATCAACTCAGGGTATTGCTCGTCTTCGGTAGCTTTGAGTAATCTCAGTCTTCCATAACCACCGAAGCCCATTCTCTTAGCGACTTCGCTATTAGGAATACCAATCTGTTCAGCTACCGGACCATGTTTCGTACCAAGCAATCCTTTCGCTCTTGCTTCGTAGTCAATCACCTCAGATGTTGGGAAAGACACTTCAAGCAAATGCTCAGGTGCTTTACTGACTTGCTCAAACTGTGGTTCGCCTTTCTCGTCAAAACTGACCGCTTCTCTCTTTTTAAACTTGGTAGGAAATCTTGTCACCTTGCTTCGTAGGTAAAAGATGCCTGCCCAAAACTCGTACTTCGTAAATCTCTCAAAATAGGCTATCTCGTCGCTCATTCTATCAGAATACGGTCCACGAGATGCTTTGACGCTTGCGTAAGGAGCTCTCGAAGCTCCTGTGCTTATATCTTCGGGTTCGTTTAAACCCGATGTAATCATATTTAAAATGTCGGTGTCTTCTTCCTTGATCTTAGATAACTGAGGATAAGTAGCTTGCAAAGTGCAACCAGGTGGTAGGACAAGTGTGCTACCGGGAGTCTTCTTTGCCATGATTCCAGTCTTGCGTCTTTCTTCGTCTGAAAGACTCAGCCACAGTTTGAACGTTCTTGGGTCTTCAATCTGTACTGTCCAGACATAAGCTCCCGCTGATTTTTTATGATCGATTTCATACTTTTTGAGGTTCTCGTAATGATTTAACCACTCAATAGTCGTTCTCAAATAGCCTATAGCTCTACGAGTTAAGAAACCCTTATCCCAAGCTACCACAAATCGATAGTAACCCCCAAATGGTTTAAACGCTCTATTTCTCGATTTTGCTCTATACTGGTATTTGGAATTGACATCGTTATGATTAGATACGGCTCTAACGAACTCAGGATATTTAGACACATAAATGCTTGGTACTTGGTCATATTCTCGAAAGGGAATTACCTTCGAGCTTGTGCGTTGTATGCGGATATTATAAAAGACGGGAGTTAATACTTTGGTGGGATGAAATATGATACCAGAACCATCGTCTCCACTGGTATCTATTGTTGACGGATCAATAAAATCGACTTCTACAAATCCGTCAGTATGTAGTGTAAGCATTAAAAAAAGCTCGCCTTCAACTTCTGCACGAGCTACAAACTTAGGCCACATATTATAAAGTCTGTTTCGCCAGTCAAATGTGATTTCATCGATAACGTCTTGAATTTGTCTATTCTCTGACCAGAATCCAAAACCA